CGCGGTGCAGTCCGGCTCGGCGACGACGCCCTACGCCTACGCCTGCAACGCCTGGCGGTCCGACATCATCGACCCGGCGACGTTCCGCATCCGTTGGGCGCTCGACGCCGCTGCCGCGTACCTCGACTTGGAGGCCCGCGTCTCGTCCCCGGCCGGCATCACCGGAACCGCGCAGCTCGGCATCGCCGACATCTCGTTCCGGAACCTGACGACCGGGCAAATGCTCCTCGACGCCGCCTGATGTCAGGACGCGACGAGTGGGTCGACCTGAGCTACTACGACGGTCTCGACGTAGTCGATGAGTTCGATGATGAACCCGCCAGGACAGAATCTGACGCCAAATCGGACGACGTTCTGGGGGTCTTCCTCCCCGGCGGCGAGTCCCTCTATCTGGACCTCGTCCGTGACGTCGATCAGGTCGTCGTCATGCAGGGCTGGTCCACCGGAAGGCCAGTTGGTCAACGCCTCGTTCGGGTCCCTGCGAGACCGGCCTGACCCGGCGTCATCCACCCCATAAGGCGCACCCACCACCCAGCCCCGTCGAACATCGGCGGGGCTTTGCGCATGCCACAGCAGGAGGCCCTGTGTTCGATCTGATCTTCAGCCTTCGAGGCGTTCTGTTCGTCGGCGGAATCATCGCCCTCCCGCTATACGCGCACATTGTTGGCACGAAGTTCTTCAACCACGGATGGTCATACCGGTTCACCGCCCTCGGCATCGGCGGCCTGATCGTCTACGTCACCGCGGTCCAACGCAAAGCCCAAAAAGCTGACGCCCCGTTCGACGGCTACTCCTGGATCGGATTCACCGCCGTGATCTTCCTCGTGATCGGACTCTCGCTCTACGTCGTTACGCGATCGGGTGACTCGACAGATGGGACCTGATCGTGTCCGACCAGATCATCGTTTCGCTGATCTCCTCCGCAGCAGCGATCGTCGTGTCCCTGATCGCCGCATGGTCCGCGTCGGGGCGAGCGACAGCCGCAGCAACAGCCCCACTGAACGCGAAGATCGAGGAGCAGCGGGACCACATCACCGAGCAAGGCGTATTGATCCAACGCCTCCGCGAAAAGGTCCTCGAGCTGAGGGGCGATCCCGATGACGCGTAAGCACCAGCCGTCCATGCGATTCGTCCTGATCGGCATCGCAATTCTCGTCGGATTCAGCTCGGTCAACTTCTACCGCGGCTACTCCAACGAGCGCGGCGAGAAGGAAGACGCCGTCGCGGTCGCCGTCGACGAACAGGGCCAGAAAAAGGCGGTCGTGTCTGAGGCCGAGATCCTCGCCCAGCAAGCCACCGCCGCATGCGCGGAGGCCACCGGCAAGACACTGTCCACGCTCCAAGGCGCCGGGTTGTGCCGTCAGGCGAACAAGACTCAGGACACGATCGAGAAGGCCACCGACAACGACCAGAAGACCCCGGTCGTGACCGGGCCGTCGCAGGCGCAGGTCAACGCAGCGGTGCGGCTGTTCCTGTCCCGGCTGAACCTCACTGGCGCTACCGGCCCGGCCGGTCCGGCACCGACAACAGCCCAAGTCGCTGCCGCAATCGCCGCCTATTGCGCAGCCCGCGACCAATGCCGCGGGCTGACGGGGGTGGCAGGCTCTGCTGGCGCCGAGGGTGCCAACGGAAAGGATGGCTCGCCTGGTTCAGCGGGTGAACGCGGCGCTGCTGGCGCCGATGGCGCTCCGGGCACCCCTGGTGCCGATGGCGCGCCTGGCGCCGACGGCAAGGACGGCGTTAACGGTCGGGGCATCCAGTCCGTGTCCTGTGGCGACGACGGCGCATGGACTGTCACTTACGACGACGGCACCACGCAGACCGTCGACGGCCCCTGTCGCGCAACCCTGCTGCCCTGACTCGCCCCTACCCCAACCCGCCGTCACCGACGTCGGGCACCTTGTCGACCCCAGGAGACCCGCATGGTCCGTCCGATCTCGACCGCAGTCGGCGTCAGCTTCGCCTACGGCATCAAGTACAAGTCCGGCGTCATCCACAAGGGCGTCGACTTCTCCCGTGGCCGCGAGGGTGAGCCGGTGCTCACGATGTACGCCGGCACGATCACACACGCGGGCTACGGCGGCTGGGGTCCGGCCTACGGTCAGCACGTCATCATCCGCTCGACGTTCAACGGCAAAACGAAGTGGCACCTGTACGGCCACCTGAAGACCGAGAACGTCAAGGTCGGCCAGTCGGTCAAGGCGGGCCAGCAGATCGGCACGTCAGGCGGACGCGCAGGCCAGCGTTACTCCGGCAACAGCACCGGCCCCCACCTACACGCCCAGGTCGGCTACCAGAACCGCTACGACCGCTATGAGGACCCGTGGCCGATGATCAACGCCGGGACCAGCGCACCGAAGCCGACGACGCCACCCAAGGGGCAAGAGGTGTGGGCGAGCGGTCTGTTCTGGAACCTCGCCGCATCCGACAACGTGTACGGCAAGGCGTCATGGGACAAGCGCATGCCCAAGATCATCGAGGCGCTGCGGTACTACGACCGCGACTTCCTACACCTCGTCGAAGTCGAAACCGAAGGCGCGCAGGGACGAGCGTTCGAGGCCGCGCTGAACAAGGCCGGGTGGGTCGTCGCCGTCGCCGACAACCAGCGCATGATCGCCGTCAAGAAAGCATGCAAGGTCGGCCACACCAAAGTCATCACCCTCGACGACCACGGCCCAGCGAAAGACGACAAGCAGATCGTCATGGCCGAAGTCTGGACGCCCGGCGCCACCAACGCACTGGCTCTCGAGGCCGGCCATTTCGAGTACCGCGACGGTGCCGCCTACGACAAGACCCGCGCCAACCAGGCCAAGCAGACCAAGGCCGACACCCTCGCATGGGCCGGACGCAACGACATCCCTGCCAACCGTGTCGTGTTCGCCAACGACGAGAACGCGCGCGTTGGCAACGACAACGCCTGGGGCACCACGTTCCCGAGCATCCGATCCCGATCAAACGTCGTCTACGGAAACGCCAGCTACTCGACCCTCTGCGGCTGGGACGGGAAGGCCGACAAGTCGTCCAAGCCCTACGACCCCGACAAAGTTCGCGTCTCCAAGGACCGCCCCATGATCGGCGGCTCCACGTCGCTGAAGTGGCTCGGCGAGGACATCAGCGACCACCTGCCTGTCCTCTACACGCTCGCCAAGCACTGAACCGCTTCATTCACCCGCATAGAAGGAGAACGCTCATGGAGAACGTCCTGCACTACACCAAGGCTCTCGCCGCACTCGTAGCCGCGATCGCCACCTCGCTGCTGACAATCTTCGGCGACGGCGACGTTGCCAAGACGCTGACCGTCATCATCGCTGTTGCCGGCGTGCTGTCGGTCTACCAGTTCCCCAACGCCGAGGCCGGACCCGACGAGTGGGACCATCTGGACGACGAGCCGGTGTAGTCGTGTGTCAGCCGCACCACAGCCACAGGAGCGAAGACAACTGCTACCTGTGCCGTGCTGTCGAAGCCGTCGCAAATGAAAGCCGCCATTCCGAGACGAAAATGTTTGCGAAGACGAATCCCGGCGGAATGACGGCTTTTAACGAGGATACCACTGAGGCGCCGAGACCCGGAGTCGGCGTGACCGGCTTCATCCGCAACATGGTCAACTTCTACGCCGTGCTGCTGGCCGACCTCCTCGACGAAGCGCGACATGTTGCTGAGTCGCGACGAGGCTGACCGGATGCGCCCATGTTCCAAGGCCGGCGAGTTGGTCTCCAAAACCGACTGAGGCAGGTTCGATTCCTGCGGCGTATGCAATAAGACGATGCCCCACCTGACTTCGGTCGGGTGGGGCATTTCGTCGTTGACGGCGGCTACGATCCCGGCATGCGCGACGAGGATGGCATCAGCAGAGACGCCAACGGGTACGCCTACGACCGTGGCATCACGTCCGAGATCGCACGCCACCAAAGAGTCCTGAACCAGTCGTGGCCACAGCAAGACGCGAAGGGCTTCCACGCCCGCGGCATCCGACCAGCACGGCACGACGACGGCAGCCTATGGACCATCGACGTCCTAGTCCGCCTCGACCTCTCCGTCGACGGCGAAGTCATCATCGAAGGACGCGCTGAACGATGGACCGCCACTCACGTCTACGTCGTCGTCAACGATCCGCGCGTGCCCGGACGACAAGTGTGGGTCAGAGCGCAGGACGTCAAGAGGCGCGCACCCGCAACCGAGCATCCCTGACCCGACGCAGACGATTCACGGTCGTCGCGTCGAACTCCAACGCAGCCTCCATGTCGAGAAGCTCGTTCAGCCGCTGTGTGGCCGGCCACTGACGCATGCCCGTCGCCTCGAACACTGCCGACTCGCGTGCGCCGGGATACTGCCAGGTTCGGGCGTAGATGGCTAGGAGGGCTTTGTCGGTGGGGGTTAGGGCGGGCATGGGTCTAGGGTCTCGCTTGGTACCGACAGAACCGATGGACTCCGCTGGGCGACGCCGGACGCCGCTGGGCCAAAAAGGCTAACTGAATGGCTAGCATTTCGAGGACGATCTGAGCCGCCTGTCGGAATCGAACCGACGACCTTTTCATTACGAGTGAACGGGTCGGGTAGAATATGGGGTAGATCTGGCCTGCAATTGCAGTGTTTAGTACGCTGGAGGACGACCGCGACCGACTGAGGATGGCTAACGACATGGCTACAGCGAAGAAGCGAAGGCAGTACGGCAGCGGCAGCGTCCATGAACGCAAGACTGATGGGCGTTGGATCGGCACCATTGAGGCCGGCTGGACTGCCAATGGAACGCGCCGCCGTATCACCGTCTCCGCCTCCACCGAGAAGGCTTGCCGCGACAAGCTCAAGGCGCGCAACGAGGAGATCATCCGCGACGGCATCCCCATCGCGTCGGTTCGCACGAGCGTCAAGACCTGGGCCGAGGACTGGCTCAAGACGACACAGAACGAGATCCGCCCCAAGTCGTGGAACGCGAACCGGTCCGCGGTGCGGCAGTGGATTATCCCGGCCATCGGTCACGTCAAGGTCTCCGCGCTGACCTCCCACGACATTGAGCGGTTTAAGCTGGCGATGATCGACGGCGGCCTCGCCCCGTCCTCCATGAGCCGTAATCACAACGTGTTGAACAAGATGCTGGGAGACGCGCTCATCGCCGGCTTCCGCATTCATGCCGGGGTGTTCAAGGTAAAGAAGATCCCGGCAGGCAAGACGCCGTTGACGGCGATCCCGTTGTCGCTCGCGCTCGAGCTGCTGCCGTACATCGAGAAAGAGGCCGATCCGTCTCGCTGGGTCGCCATCATGCTGAACGGCATGCGGCAGGGCGAGCGGCTCGGGCTGCGGTGGCAGGACGTCGACTTCGACAAGAAGATCATCCGCGTGCAGCGCCAGTTGCAGGAACTGCCTTACCGCGACAACCAGAACAAACACCTCGGTTTCCGCGTTCCGGTCGGTTACGACACCGTCCAACTTGTCGACCGTTGGCACCTCGTGCCCGTTAAGACAGACAGCGGCGAGCGCATCATCCCTATGACCCGATGGATGGAGGACTCGCTTCGGCTCCAGCATGCGCGGACGAAGGACTCCCGCTTCGGCCTCGTCTGGTGCACAGATGACGGCATGCCGATCGACCCGAAGAACGACCGGCTGGGGTGGGCCGACCTGCAGGTGCGGTCAGGCATCGCGGAGAAGGCCGGCAAGACGTTCGGGGTCCAGGAGGGTCGCCACACAACGATCACATTCCTGAAGGAGCTCGGCGTGGAGAACGAGGTGATCGAGCAGATCGTCGGGCACTCCAAGTTAGTGGAGTCCTACGTCCACGCCGACCTCTCGCCCAAGGTGCGCGAGGCGATCGATCGCCTCGCCGGTCGGCTCCAGCTGGCTGGCTAGTCGGCCTCGCGCGCCACGGGAGGGTGCGTCCGGTCATGCCAACGTTGCCATCCGAGAACCAGCCGTGGTGTGACGCCAAGATGCCTGGCGATCGCGCCTGGGTGCGGACCGTAGATGCCTTCGGCGATCTCGTATTCGCGCTCGGTTACGACGTAGGACCCGCCGATCTCGTCGGCGCGTTTGCAATTGGCCGTCTTGGCGTCTTCGCAGTAGACGGCATGCCCAAACTCATGCGCCAGAGCTGAGAGCAACTGGTCCTGTCGGCATCGCGGGTTGAGCCGGATCAGGTCGGGGTGCGTGTAGTCGCCGTGCCGCTTTGGGCCGAGGTCAACATAGTCGACCATCACGCCCATCTCGGCGCAGTGCTGGAAGAGGACGTCAGCGCGTGGGTCTTGGATCAACTCTCGTCATGGTCACTTCCTCCGGGCTCTTCGTCGAGACCTTCAACGGTGTCGAGTGCTGCCGGAGCGACTGTCTCATCCTCGTCGGACACTTCCTGATCCCTGAGTGCCCGACGCTCCTCTAGCTCACTCTTCTGGGTCGACGCTTGCGTGCCATCGTCGCCACCTACCTTCCTGTGTTGATTGAGTAGTCGTTCTGTCGGCGTCGGAGGCGCCGCTGTGGTGTCGCCCAGCGATCGGGTGATCAGTCCGCCACGGCGGATAACTTCGACAGTGTCCGGCAGGTCTGGGTGGACATCCGGCGTGATGGAAGCGATCGCACCCGATCCGAACAAGATGTCCACGATGCCACCGAGGATCTTGTGAATCGTCCGTGCATTGAGTCCGAGATCCGCCGCAGTCTGGGCGAAACTCGTCGCCTCGTCCGCCTGCTGAACTAGCAGGACCAGTTGCCGCGTCCGGTCTAGAAGTTCATCTCGCGTCCCTCCCTGGAGTGCCTGATGGGACTCGTGAATCACCTTGGCCAGTTCGTTGACTGTTGATTCGGCGAGAAGCACATCGTTGAGGAATCGCTGCTCCTCCTCGTTTCCCGCTGGGTCGAGCAGGTCGTAGAGCGGCCCGGGATCTCCGTCGAGCAGCTGGTCCGCCACGGCCTGCAACGTCTTCGGGCCTACCGGCTCTCCTCGCTCCAGCCCGCGCGCCTGCCTCGTCGAACGCTTAATCGCAGCCGACCACTCGGCGAGGTCGGCGAAACCGGCGCTCAGGCGCCGACGCTTGATCCAGGCGCCGAGCGTCTTCCAGTTCTCTTCCGGGTACTTGTTCACGTCCCCATCGTGCGGGAAGAAGAGCGGAAGAGTCTAGGCGGGGTTCGAAGAGGTAGTAACCCTCAGAGCCAGAAACCGAAGCGCGTAATTACACCGGTGCAAGATGCTCTGACCTGCACTTATGTCACTTTTCTTCCTATCTTCCGCTTTCGCTCTTGCCTTCTGCTCGAACCTCTCCTATTCTCTTCCACATGAGTTCCACGACGAAGAGGCAGAACGGCCTCACCATCCGGCACCTGCGGATCAAGAGCGGCATGAAGCCGGGTGAGTTCGCGACCAAGGCCCTGATCAGTTACTCGACGCTCGACAACATCGAGAACGAGCGCAAGAACGCGAGCCCCGAGGTGCTCCACCGCATCGCAAAGGCGCTCGACGTTCCGGTCCACGCGATCATTCGTGACTCCGCACTGTTCGCGGACGCAGCGTGACAGCCGCATACTCGCGTGCCGCAGCGTCCGACGCTTCCGGCATCAGCGAAGACATGCTCGACCGCGCCATCAAGAAGGGCGCCCTGAGAGCGAAGCAGCTCGGACGGCGCGTCCTCATCCGCCCCGAGGATCTCGATGCGTACATCGAGTCTCTGCCCGATGTCGAGGTGAAGGCCGGATGAGCCCGCCAACTTTTGAGAGCGACACCTGCCCCAACCTCCGGGCCAATGGAGAGACGGACTTCTTGTCCCCCCGCATTCTGATGCGCGAGGCGTCGAAGGTCTGCGACGACCTCCACCTGAACATCCGGGGTGCGCGCCTCCGAACCCTCGTCGACAGATTCCTCGAGCACGGGCGAGCCGACGTCGACTTCCGCACCTGGTTTATCTCCTACGCCGACCCGACTGGCGAGTCCGCTGTCCGCAACGTGATGCGCGGTGCCCGATGAAGTACGCGCCGTCGAAGCGGTTCGGCGAGTACGTCCGCAAGCTCATGGCTTGCGGCCACTGGGATGACGCCGAGAGGTCGGATGGCGATCACGTCGCGTGGATCCGGCACAAGGCCACCGGTCTAGAGCTGAGTTACCAGCTGCATGACGGCGGCAACGACACGAACTCGCCTCGCAACATGGCCCGCGCCGCACAGGACATCTGCGGCTGCAAGTTTATCGAGGCCCGCGGGCGCAAGAGATCCCGCAAGCGGATCGAGCAGTACGAGCGCACGCCGCGATCGGCGAAGTCCGAGTTGAAGCGTCTCGCTGAGTTCGAAGCTCGCCGAGAACGCGAGGCCCTCCAACGGGCTATCGACCAGCGCAACAGAGACCTCAACAGCATCCGCCGCCTCATGGGCGGCTGACCCTTGTATCCGATCGGAGCACCTGATGACCGTCGTCAACCACGAGACCGGCGAGATCCTCGAGTTCGACACCGCAGCAGCCGAGCGTCGCGCCGAGCGGATCACTCTCCGACTCGACGCCATCGCTGAGAACTACGCACGCGTTCTGCCCCTAATCCGTGAAGCGATCGAGAAGCGCGACGACATTGCCCTCGGGTACCGCTCCCCCGGCGAGTACGTGTCCGATCGCTTCGGCCAGTCCCTCGCGGGTCTCGGCGTCGAGGTCCGGCGCGCTGTAGTCGGCGAACTGACAGAGGCCGGACTGTCGACGCGAGCCATTGCTCCCGTGGTCGGCACGTCTCACATGACCGTCAAGGCGGACCGCGACGCAGGTGTAAAGCCCTTTACACCTGCACCACAGGCACCCCCGGCCGTGTTGCCCGAGACCAAGGGTCAGGGAGTCGACCAGCACAAGGCGACTGGGGAGGACTCGCCCACGGTTGGCGAGTCGATGACGCAGGACGGGGAGGACTTCGGGAACCCCCGTCCTGCGATCACCGGCATCGACGGCAAGACGTACACGCCGCCGAAGCCGCGCCTTGCGCCCGTCGCCAACAGCGCCGAGTGGGACGACCAGGACCGGGCCGAGGAGCTGGCATCCAACCTGGCCCGCAACCTCTCGCTGACCTACGCGCTGACCAACGCCGATCGCCGAGCCGAATACATCGCCAACTGGTCGCGCGGCATCAAAGACCGCCCGGTTCTCGGGCACAACTTCGTCACCCCGAAACACATGCGGGCCATCGCCGATGCCCTGCGCACCTTCGCCACCGAATGGGAGCAAGCCAATGTCTGAACTCGTCAGCATCGCATTTCAGGATGCCGTCATCGCTGAGTACCGCAAGGCCGTTGCCAGTCGCGGCGACCGCGCCGAAGGCATCAACCGGCAGGATGCTTTCGCCTTCGCGAACGAGGCGATCAGAGAGCGCATTCACTCCGGTGAGATCGAGATCCCGATGGATGACGCCATCCATGCTGCGCTCGTGGCAGCCGACAGTCGCGAGGGCCAGCAGGCCGACAACATCCTCGCAAAGATCGCGCGTGGCGAGATCGGACTGGAGCTTCACCCCGACCCGGTCCTCGATGTAGTCGTGACGCTCGGCGCTGGACGTCGCAAGCCCTGGAAGTACGTCACGGCCGACGACATCGCCTCAATGCTCGAACTGCGAAAGCAGAACACCAACTCCGCTCGCCGGGCAGAGCGCCGGTTCATCAAGAACGCCGAGACCATCTACGACTCGCTGGTCACGGCGGGAACCGTCGGCCAGATGTTCACGGTGACGGCAGCCGCATGACACCCCTCACCCTCACCATCGCCGCCACCATCCTCGCGGCCAACGTCGCAGTGCTGACGTTTCTGGTCGCTTTCTACGCCTACGAGCTGCTCACCGGGAAGGCTCACTCATGACCACCATCCCCACCCCCCACACCTGCCGCCACTGCCACCAGCCCATCACCCTGAACACGGACCGCAGCCGTAGGGCGAACCGTTGGGCGTCGTTGCGTATCAACCCGTTCACCTGCTTGGCGTCGTCGTCGCTGGTGCACGCGCCGGTTGGTGTGGCATGAGCGCGCACGAGGTCCCGGCTGCTGCGGTCGAGGTTGCGGCGCGGGACCTACTGGAGTCCGACGCCATGACGGGCGCGGGTGGCGATACCCCGACGCATTACATCGTGGACCCGGAGAACGTCGAGTACCTCGTCAGCACGATCATCACCGCCGCCCTTTCCGTCCTCCGCGAGACGTGGGAGGCGCCGATCCGGGCGCTGGTCGACAGCAAGTCGTTCGGTGTCGTGGTCCCTGGCGCTCGTGAGCGAGACCCGAGCCACAACGGAGCGCATGACGTCGTTTTGGTGTCTGATCTCCGCGCCCTCCTCACCTCGGAGGCGACCTCGTGAGCGCGTGCGAGAAGTGCTGGTCCGAGGCGTACTTCCGAGCCCGGACCCGTGGCGGGTTCCAGGCTGACCACTACCGCGACCTGCTCGTCGAGAACGAGTCCAAGCATGCCGTGACCACCCCGACGACAACCAAGGGGGCGACCTCGTGAGCACCGACGACACCCGCGAGATCGCCGACCTGATCGACGCCTCGTGCGATGTGCGGATCAACAGTTTCGACCGTGAGCGGATCGCAGCGAACGTGGCCGCTCATGTCGCTGCTGCGGTGGCTGAACGGGACGCCGAGATCGAGCGGCTGCGGTTCGAATCCGAGCAGGCGCGTCTGGCTGCGATCCACGCCGAGGAGTACGCGCGTCACACCGACACTCTGGTCGGGATCATTCGGGACTCGCAGGAGAGGTTGGCGCGGCCGGGACAACGCCTCGCAGACGTGAAGGAGATCCTTCACCGGCTTCCGCATGCTGCTCGTCAGGAACGGGAAGACCGCCAGCTACGGGACCGGGACAACACGCCGCTTGCGACGCGCATCGCAGAACGCGCTGACCTTGAGGCTGAGATTCTGCGGTTGAGGACCCTCATTGAAGAGGAGATCGAGACGCCGGCTGAGGCCGAGCGCGACGAGGCCCGTGCTGCGCTGGGTGCAGTCGCGGCGCTGGCGGACGAGTACGCAGCGAGCCCTTACGTCGAGTACCAGGGCTGGCGGGTCGACGCCGACCTCCGCGAACGCCTCGCTCCCGTGTCCGGTGCGGTCGCCAAGCCGGACGACGATCACACGAGCGATGGGCGCTGCAAGTACCCGAAGACGTGCGAGACCGAGGGGCGTCACACTGCCGGCGCGGTCGAGGAGGCGGCGCCGGAGCTGCTCGTCCTACAGGTCTATCTGCGTGGCGAATGGGTCACGCAGGTTGGCTACTCCTGGACTCCCGACGACTTCGCGAAGGCGCACGACGAGGCCGAGACTTCGGTGTTCACGGCGCGCGTGATCCCGGTCTACGCCGCGTCCACCCCGGTCGCCAAGCACGAGCAGGAGGTGGCGGCGGAGGAACGCGAGCTGGCCGACCTTGTGACGACGTTGCGCCGCCACACCTCCATGACCGGAGATGGCTTTGACCGAACCATGCAACGGCTGCTCGAGATCGCCGCCCGCACTCCGGGGAGCGATGCCCGATGAGCGCGAAGATCGACAACTGCCGGGCATGCGGGCACCTCATCGCACTGGTCAACGTCGACAAGCTCCGAGGCGTCGTCGGGCTCAGCTACGGGTGGGTGCACGTCACCCGCACGGGCCGACTCGAACGGCGCCGCCACGTCCCGGTGGGTCCGTCATGAGCGAGTCCGCGACACCGATCCCAGCCGAGATGTCGGACGACGACCTGCGCGCGGCGACGGGCGGATGCACCGAGTTGTCATGCATGTACCACCACGAGTTCGTTGCCGAGATTCGTCGCCGGAACTCCACTAAGGAGCGCCGGTCATGACCACCTACATCCAGGCAGCCGTCCCCATGCTCGCCATCGCCGCTGCCTTCCTGACCATCTACGCCGTCTCGCACGGACTGGTGCGGGCGTGGGAGTGGTGGTCGGCAACCAGAGCCCCAGCGGCGCGGGAGTGAGTTCACCCTCCCCGCCGCTGGACCGCCACAGCTTCACCAAATGCAGAAGCCGAGACACCTCTAATGCCTCGGCTCCCAACAACAAGGAGTCTAGATGAGCACCAACCACATCGACATCAGCATCGGACACGGCGACGTTGCCCGCGCGTACCCCGATGACAACGGTGGCGTCGTCATTGTGTCCAGAGCCGACGAGTACCTGAGACTCGACGAGACCGTCGTCGACCAGATCGCCAAGCTCGCTTCTCAGAGGGCCGCGTAATGGCGTCCCGGCAGAGGCTGCTGGACATGTTCTGCTGCGAAGGCGGCGCCGGTGTCGGGTATGACCGTGCCGGCTTCGATGTCTACGGCGTCGACATGGCCGGCAAGTTCGCCAAGCGTTACCCGTTCGCTTTTTATCGCGGCGATGCGCTGGTTGTCCTGGCCGCATTGGTTGCGGGTGAGGGTATCGAGTTTGTCCGGCATGACGGAGTCGAGGAGACGCTTTATCTCTTCGACTTTGCAGCGATCCATACCTCGCCCCCTTGCCAGGGATACACGCGGGGAAATGCGGGTCGGGTCACCGATTGGCCGAAGCTCATTCAGCCCGTGCGCGCGCTGTTGCTTAAGACTGGACTCCCTTACGTCATCGAGAACGTCAAGGACGCCGGCCCCGAGATGGTAGACCCGGTCGGCCTCTGCGGATGCATGTTCGACCTATCGGCCGTCGACACGGACGGCGTGACGATTCACCTCCAGCGCCTGCGCCTGTTCGAGACGAACTGGGGCATGACTGCTCCGAGGGTCTGCGATCACTCCACCCACGAGTGGGTGGCTGGCGCTTACGGTGGCGCTCGCCGCGACAAGTACGAGGCGAAGTACGTCCGCAAGGGCGGCTACGTCCCGCGCGACAAGGACGTGGTGAAGCGACTCCTCGGCGTCGAGCACGACATGACGTGGAACGGGCTGTTCGAGTGCATCCCGCCTGCGTACTCAGAGCACATCGGGTCGCAGTTGCTGGCGCGGATCACGAGCGAGGTGGCCGCATGACCTACTTGTGCCGCTTCCCGTACCGCTCCAGGAACTCGCGGACGGCCTGTGAAACGGACTCGCCGCGCTTCTCTGCTGCCACCTTCGCCGCATCCCACGTCTCGTCAGGGACGCGGATCGCACGGAGGGGAACCCGCCCGTCGTCAGGCATTGATGACCGACCGGAAGCCAGCGAGGTAGTCAGCGTCGGTGCCGTCGTGGGCCTCCATGGCGGCGAGGCGTTCGGCTGCGAACTGGGCGTCGATGTCGAGCCCAATCTCAGCGGCTTCGATTCCCTTGGCGAACTGCATCTTCTGGTACTCGTTCATGGTCTTGCCTCTCAGTCGGTATATACCGAGAGTAGTGCATCGGTATATACCGCGCAAGGGCTCGACGGAAGAAAGATGGCCAACTCATGACCCGCCTCGACCTGCACACCAACACACCCGACCAGGCCGCAGCCTACGAACGCGCCAACGCCCACGACGACAGCCCCGGCATGGGTGACGTGGTGGACGAGTGGCCGAGTGTGCGTGACCCGAGAACGCGGGTGTGCGTCGCGCGGTGGGTCAGTCATGGCCGGGTCGAGTTCGAGTGCTGCGACTACTGCCAGGGGCGCAAGCCGGTCTGCTACTGGGCCGGACGCGATCGCTGCCAACACCATCGCTTCATCGACGATCCCGGCGTCGCATTCGACCCGATCGCACGCCGCTTCTACTGCGACGTCTACGAGCAGCAAGTGGCGTCATGAGCTGGCGATGCCCTCACTGCGGCTACGGGATCAACCAGCACCCCGAATCGCGCGGCGCCACCATCTGCCCGCCTGACGACGAACCGAAGGACGACGAATGACTCTCACCGAATACCCCCAGATAGAGCAGGGAAGCGATAAATGGCACGACCAGAGACGAGGACTGGTCACGGCATCGGTCGTCGGCAAGCTGATCGCGAGCCGCACGCTCGGCGCGATCGACTTCGACTGCCCGTCGTGTGCCGAGCCGCCCGGTCGGCCGTGCGTGAGCAAGGCCAAGAAGGCTGGCGAGGCACCCGCACCGATCAAGACGATGCACGCCGAACGATCGGCTCACGCGAAAGAGCGAGCCGTCAAGGTCCTCGAGCCAGCCGACACCGACGAGTCTCGCGGCCTCACTGCTCTCCTGGTCGCGGAACGCATCACCGGCTGGACCGACCCGACCTACATGTCCGACGACATGTATCGAGGTCACCTCATCGAGCCGATCGCCCGCGACCTCTACTCCGAGAAGTACGCGCCGGCCAAGGAAATCGGGTTCATGGTCCGCAGCGAGCCGGATTGGACTCTGGGCTACTCCCCCGACGGTCTGATCGGTGACGGCGGCCTGCTGGAAGTGAAAGCGCCAAGGGCCAAGACGCACCTGAGAACGATCCTGTCCGGCGAAGTCCCTACCTACCACATGCCGCAGATCCAAGCCGGGTTACTCGTGACGGGCCGCAAGTACCTCGACTTCGTCAGCTACTACGGCGGGCTCCCGATGTTCGTGAAGCGCGTCCTGCCCGATCAGGACTGGTTCGACGCCATCACCGACGCCTGCATCGCCTTCGAGCAGACCGCCGATCGGATGCTCGCCGACTACGAGAACAAGACCACCGGATTCGCTCAGACCGAGCGGTTCATCGACGCCATCGAAATCAGGATCTGACATGGACATCTCTGAGACCCTCGCCCCCAAGTCTGACCAGCTCGACGCGGTTGACCTCCTCGGTAAGCCACCGCGCATCTTCACCATAGAGAGCGTCTCGCGCGGCAATAGCGAGCAGCCGGTCAACGTCCACCTCGCCGAGTTCCCCAGAGTCTGGAGACCCGGCAAGTCGATGCGCCGAGTCCTTGCTCATCTGTGGGGCGCCGACGCATCGCAGTGGACCGGGCGTCGCGTCGAGCTCTACTGCGACACCGAAGTCATCTTCGGCGGCGAGAAGGTCGGCGGGACGCGCATCAGCCGGCTCAGCCACATCGACGGACCCAAATCGGTGCCGATCATCATCAAGAAGGGCAGGAGCGGCGGCTACAAGGTCGACCCACTCCCCGACGCACCAGTCACCACCCCCGAGCCCATCGAGTCCCGCACCCCCAAGGCCGTTGACTGGTTCGCGACCAAGGGTGTCAGCCAGTCGAATCTCGAGGCCCACGTTGGTCGACCGCTCGCTGAGTGGACGCACGCGGACTTGGACGAGCTGCTGGCCAACGCTGAGCAGATCGCGGGTGGTCAGTCATGAGCGTCCACGATCCGAAGCTCATCAAGAAGAACGTCGCCTTCATCGGCGCAAGGTTCACGCTGACCTGCCGGTGCGAGAACGTGCCCGGTCGCTGGCTGGATCACTCCGAGGCTCGTGAAGAGATGCAGCGGCACGAGGTGAGCGGGTCATGAGCGCCGAAGCAATGGACGCCTGGTCAGCCCAAGATGAGTTCAAAGGCATCATGACGGTCGGCCCCGAGCATGCCGGCAACCGTCCGGTGATGAGTCGCCCGCCTCGGTACATCGCGACGAAAGATTTCGTGCGCGAGGTCGCCGTGATGCTCGAACGCGACAACACTGCCGAGGCCGTAGCCGACTGGGCCATCGACAAGATGGAGCGATTCGGCGCGCTCATGGCGGAACCGATGTTCACGATGGGCGGTGTAGGACCAATCTGCTCATGGTGGAAAGAGCTTTGGCCGCTTTGTGGTCATCAGCATCAGTCGCAGCGGATCCACGAGCCTGATATCGCCGATGGGGTGACCCCATGAGCGCTCTCGATCTGGAAGCCGTCATTAATCGCCTTTGTGGTTGCGCGCCGGATTGCGTCGAACGAATCACCTGTGACGTCGTTGGCGGTGTCGGCCACTTTCAGTGCGGCTGGTGCGGCGATCACGATCTCCCACGCCATCGCTGCGGGTGCGTCGCCACCGAACGGATCGCCTCATGACCACTACCGTCACCATCCTCGACACCCACGGCAACCCGACCCGCGCGCACGTCCACTACGCAGGAGTCACCCAAGACGGTCGGCAGGCGCTCACGATCGACGGGCGGCTGTATGTCGTGGAGGTAATCGTATGAGCGACGAGATTGTCGACCTCGGCCCCGCTGTCGTCTTCTGCGGCCGGGAGATGCGCGAATACTCCCGCCGCTCGATTGGTGTCCGTTGGTGCTTCACGCATCGCAAGCGCGAAGAGTTCTTCGACGTCGTCTACGAAGAGGTCGAGCCGTCCTACTGGGGTCCGACCGCAGCCGTCGAAGGACCGGCGCGCGAGTGCCGAGACCTCTTCCCCGGCTGGTATCGGGAGGTGAGCGAATGAGCACCGCTTCGGACGGCGCCAGAAGAGAGCGTCGTGTCCGCGACGAGATGATCGAAGCTGGCTGGTCGTTCATCATGCGAGCCGCAGCATCCAAAGGGCCGGCCGACCTTGCGATGGCTCACCCCGACCACGGGCTCGCGTTGGTGCAAGTCGGCTCCAAGTCCAAGACGCTCGGCCCCGCAGACCGTGAGCGACTTTGCGCCGCTGCCGACCTCTGCTCCGCGCTCCCCTTGCTCGCCATCGTGCGACACCGGGAGACGACGCAGACATGGCTCGTCGACCGTGGCAAGCCTGCTGGATGGGCGGTCTGGCCATGACCGCCGCCCGAGACCAACACGACACCATCCACCGCCACCCCGAGCACATGACCTGCGTCGCGTGCATCGTCGCCGGCATCGACGTCGCACCTACCGAGGCACAGGCGGCACAGATTCGGCTTGCTGGACGTGTGCGGGAGGTGGCGTGATGAGCATGCCGAGGCTCGACTTCGCCTTCATCGCCCCAACTAGTCCGGCGAGCGACGTCGACGCACTGAAGGACGGCCACTGGTCAACAGGTCTCGTCCGCGTCTGGGTCAAGCACGAATGCGAAGACTGCGGCAACCACCTACTCCCCGGCGACCGCTGCGACACGTGCCTGACCTGGGCCGTGAAGAACGCCCGCGACTTCGAGTGGGCGCGCATCTCACGAGCCAACCGCGACCGCATCTGGGACGTCCTCGAACTACGACACGAACAGGAGCTGATGACCGCATGACCCCCGAAAAAGCCCAAGCTCTCCTAGACGACTACACCTTCATGCGCGACACCGGCGAGACCCGCGAGAACGCAGCACGCCGCTTCGGATGCTCGCTGAGCACGCTCGACGGGAGGCTTGCTCGGGCGCGGAAAGTGGTCCGAGAAAGCGTGTCCGCGACCCCGGAAAACGCCTCGAATGACGGTAGAATATACGTGACAACTAAAGACGGCTCCGGCCATGTGGTGGAACACATGGGGAACCCGGAGCCTGACCACTATCAAGGAGTGGCTTCGTGAATCATACGCCCTATTTCTCAGACGAGAGCGTGACTCTCTACCTCGGCTCGTGCGAGGAAATCCTCCCCGCACTCGAGCCGGTTGACCACATCATCACCGACCCGCCGTACAGCGCCCACGTCCACGGCAACGCACGTTCATCCCGCATGGAGTCTGCCAACGAGCGAGGCGGTCAGTACGAGTCCGACACTCGCCGCAACGTCGACCTGGGTTTCGAGCACCTGTCGACCGAGCTCCGGGCACTCTGTGCCGAGCAGTTCGCCCGCCTCGCTAGAAGATGGGTGCTTGTCTTCTCTGACGTTGAGTCCGACTATCTCTGGCGCGAGGACATGGTCGCAATGGGGCTGGACTACGTGCGAACCGGAGCGTGGCACAAGGTCGGCTCGACGCCGCAGTTCAGCGGCGATCGGCCCGCGACCGCCTTTGAGGCCATCACCATTTGCCACCCCAAGGGTAAGAAGAAGTGGAACGGCGGCGGGTCGCACGCATGGTGGTCGGTGCCGATCGTGCTGGACCGCTCACGCAAGGGCAGCGGTCGCCTGCATCCCACGCAGAAGCCGCTACCTCTCATGGAGGCGTTGGTCGACCAGTTCACCGACGCTGGCGACACCATCCTCGACCCGTTCGGCGGGAGCGGCACGACCGCACTCGCAGCGGCCGAAGCGGGGCGCAAGTGCATCGTCATCGAACGCGATGAGAAGCACGCCGAGACCATCACCAAACGCATCCAGCAGAGACGGTTCGCGCTGGACTTTGGGGGTGTCGCATGAGCACCGTTCACACAGTCCCCGTTAATGACCTCATCGAGCACTTGGACGAGGACTGCCCGTGCGGCCCGGACGTTGAACCAGTGTTCCGCGACGACGGCAGTAATGGATGGCTGGTCAGTCACCACAGCCTCGACGGACGCGAAGCCAGGGAGCGTGACGCCTGATGGCCCGCACCCACGGACGTACTGCCACAGCCATCTGGTCGGACCCGGACTTCATCACCCTGTCCGAGGGCGCTCAGCGGATGTACCTATTCCTGTGCTCTCAGTCCGACCTCTCACACGCCGGACTTGTCCCGCTGCGGGGTCGACGGTGGGCGAAGAAGGCTGCCGAGATGTCGCCGGGAACGGTTCAGGATCGCCTCGACGAGCTTTCAAGAACGCGCTACATAGTGGTCGACGAAGACACCGAGGAAGTCCTAATCCGCACGTTCGTCCGCAACGACGGCGTCTACAAGCAACCGAAGGTCATGCTGCGGATGCGCGAGGACGCCCGTCAGATCGAATCGCCGCGTCTCAGAGCCGCTTTCCGGGCCGAACTGGACCGGCTCCCGCTCGACGAATTGTCTGATATTCCGGGCGGTCCGAACCGTGACCAGCCTTCGACGCGACAGGTTGTGCAGGATGTCGTGGATACCCTTCGCGCCGACTTCGCAGACGCTGACGGATACCCATCCGAAGGGGTATCCGATACCCATCCCGATACCCCCCACGTGCGCGCGGGCGCGTTCCCCCTACCCCCTACCCCCTACCCCCAGCCACCATCCCCCGCCCCCACCACCAACCCCCGCGCCGCTTCGCGGACGCTCTCGGCTGACGCCGAGATGTCATTCACGGCGTTCTGGGATGTCTACGGAAAGAAGGTCGCGCGGCCTGACGCTGAGCGGGCATTCGCAAAGGCGCTACGGAAAACAGACGCAGCCACCATCATCATCGCTGCCGCCGAGCACCTCGCTTGGCAGCAGCGGTCGGGCAACGACCCGAAGTTCATACCGAACGCGGCCACATGGCTTAACGGCGAGCGATGGAACGACGAAAGACCGGAGCCGTCTACGCAGTCCAAGCCCGCCAACAAGGCCGAGGAGCGCATGCGAGCCAACCTCGCCGTCGTTGAGCAACTGCGCGCCGAGGAAGAGCAGTGGTCCAGTCACCTCCGAGCGATTGAGGGCCAGCGATGAACGTCTCAGACACCGCGATCTTGCTGACCTACGCGGCACTCGGCGACAACCGGACCGTGACCCGCGAGACGGCCGCGTTCTGGGCCGAGGTGCTGCGACCAGACATCAGCCTGGACGAAGCTCGCTCGGCTGTCTCGGCGCACTTCGCCAACTCGACCGAGTACCTGACCCCGGCGCACGTCAACGCTGAGGTCACTCGTCAGCGCGAGGTGCGCAAGCGGCTGGTTCCCGATGTCATCCCACCTCGCGAACTGGCCGACCATCCTGAGCGCGGCTGGCAGTGGACGAAGGTCTGGCAGGACGCAGTGATCGCCGGCCACACCGAGGACCAAGCTCGTGCCATTGCGAACCACCGCTTTGAGATCGACGAGGACCTGACACCGCTGGCAATCGAGTCGTCGGAGCAAGTCGCACGGGTCGAATCGCTGGCTCAGATCATCGCGTCATCGAAGCCCGCACCTCGCAAGCGTGGACCCGTCATGCGAGTGCCCGCTCTCTGGGCTGCGGACGACGGCATCCAGATCCTCGACCCGGACGGCTGGCGAGACGCGGGTATCGACTTCCGCGCGCCGTGCACTCAGGAGGTCTACCGCGAGCTGGTGGCCACGTCGACCACCGGACCGTTCGAGCGACGCACCGAAGCAATCCCCACGCCGACACTCGCTCGGCATCAGAGCGGCAATGACGACGAGAGCACGACTACCGAGGAGAAGGCATGACCTACACGACCCGACCGAAACCGACCTCGATGGTCGTCTGCGATCTGTGCGACGAGGAGATTGATCCCGAGGCGGACGGCAGCCAAGGGCGCGCCAACCTCATGACCCGAGTGAGCCCGATCGCGCAAGTCACCGAGAGCACACATCACGGCATCCTCTCCTGGGGCCGTCGTCGAATCAGCCCCGAAGCCGACCCGATGCCCAGCGCCTCCTACGACTTCCACGGTCGCTGCATCGCCGAGCTCATAGAACGCGAGATTGCCATCCGCGAAGAACTCGCACCCACGACGGCTGACGACGAGACGAAGGAGACGACGGCATGAGCGGATCACCGATGGAGACAAAGCACGAGGTCATGACCTGCCCAGCGTGCGGGTTCAAGATCATGGCGACGGTCACGATCGAACCAAATCTCGGGGTGGCGACACTCGGCGAAGACGGAACCGCGGTCGTGCCGATTAAGCCGACGATCGAGCGGTTCGTCATCAACCACCACTGCTCAGGACGACCCGCGAACGCTGTGGCTGGGGACGCTGACGGGGGTGCGGTGTGAGTGCCTTTGACGAGGTGCGTGACCTCTTGGCATCGACGCCAGACAGTGGCGGGTGGACCTATGGCGGCGTTCATGGAGCACGAACGAATGCCGTTCTGATGCGAGAGGCGCGCAAGGAGCAAGAGGCAACCGTCGCTGCTCGCGAGGCGATCGCTGCATATCTGATCGAGCAGGCCGCGCTCAGATTCGACACGCACGGGCCATACGACGCCCGCGGTGCCGCATTTTGGGACATCGCAACCGGAATCCGCGAAGGACGCATCCCCACCACCCCACCACTGGCCGACGACACGACTGACGAGGAGAGCTGATGAGCGCCGAACGATTAAGGGCTGCGGCGACGTTGCTGCGGGAGAGGGCCGAGGGCGCGACTGAGGGCAATCGGCGCGTTACTCACGACCCGTTGGGAACGCATGTCGAAACGGACCTCGACGCAATGGGCCGCGTCGTGTTCGGGTCTTCGCACGATCGGGGACCGGAGCGCGTCGAAGGTGATGCGGCCTACATCGCGCTCATGGCTCCACCCGTTGCGCTGGCACTGGCTGACTGGCTGGATGCGATGGCGGTGTTTGTGGACTCGGGCAACGACGTCCCGGGGATGCGAGGGCGCGGACTGACCGAAGCACTCGCCGTCGCCGACGCCATCCTCGGGACCCATCCATGACCGCCGCACCCGACCACGATGGTCGCGAGGGGCTGCTGGCGGATGTTGGGGTCTGGGACGTGAGCGATCCGGTGACGAAGGTTGTTGCGGGGACGTTGGTGGCGAAAACACGATCTGAGGGCCTTGGGATTTGTGTGAGTGCTGGCGGTCATTCGGACGACTCGACGGCTTACAGGGGCGCAGGGAGCGTCTCTGACGATGGAACTAACGGGAGCGGGACGGCATGAGCATGGAACCTTGGCCCGTCGTCGGCGAGTGTTTCAGCCGATACGTCGATGGACACTCCTGCCCCCAATGCGACGGCAGCCACAAGCACGCTTGGGCGGCATGGCTCGACGCGCCACATGCCGGATCGAGCAGTGGCACAACCGTCACGGGTGGCACAAGCGGCCCTGGCCTCCCTGTTCGCTGCAAGACCTGCGGCGGACGCAAATGCGACATGGCGACCTGCCTGCTGCGACGACACCACGGAGGTAACCATGAGCACTACTGAGCCCACGCCCATCCCAGTCGTGATCGACCAGCTCGCGGACGCGATACGCAACGGCAACGATCCCGAGGCTGTCCGGTTCAACCTCGACACACTCGTCGATCTCTGTCACCGGCTACACACCACAGCGGCGACGTACCGCGACATTGCGGGGCTGAACGAATGACCACCCACGCAGCAACCGACCGCTGGACCTGCACCTGCGGGCGACGATTCCCCGTTGCCTCGCTACTGGCTGACCACTTGAGAGGGATGGGCGAATGACAATCGACCTTGGACTCGACATCGCGCAGAGCTTGACCGCGATCGTCATCCTCTACCGCGACCTCGAGGACGAGGCGCTGCACAGATTCGCCGACAAGGAGCTGCCGGGTGGTGACGCGCTCGTGGCTATCGGACCAGTCGCGAACATGGAGGCATACGGCTACCGGCAACTGTCCGACCTGATGGGCCGCACCAACACCAAAGGCGGGATCGAGGATCCAGAGACGGACGACGCACCACCGCTACTGGTCCTCGCGTCGTGGCATGACGTGATCCGTGAGCACCGTGGACTTGCGCCATCGGAGAAGCGAGCGGCCATCACTCGTGAGGCTGACGGCATCAGAGCCTCGATCGACTGGATGCTGGCCGAGGACAAGGACGGGATGCCGAACTTCCTACCCGCCGACGAACTCGCCAAGGATCTACGCCGAGTCGTGGCCCGACTAGAGAATGTACTCAAGGCCGGCGATAGGCCCGACCGGATCAAAGCCGAGTGCATGTCCTGTCCGCCCGCGCCCAAACTCTCGGTCAAGCACGGCGACAACGAAGACCATAGCGACGACTCGTGGTACTGCGGCAACTGCAACGCGGCCTACGACATCGCAGGTGTGCGTGCGTGCTGGCGGCAGATGCTCGTGAAGCGTGGCGATCCGCCCGAGTGGGTCACCGTCATGCAGGCATCGACCGCTCTGGCACGCAGCCCTAAGTCCATCCGCAACTGGCTGAAGGATGCCAACGATCTCGGCATGCCGATCAAGCCCAAGGTCGCGAGCCGCACCGAGAACGGACGCATCGAGGTCAACTGGATCGACGCCCGTGCTGCTGACGACACGACACAGCGACGAGGAAGGTATAAGCAAATGGCATAGCGGCCATGCCTATCTGGTATCGTTAGAGCCAACACCGCGCTACTTGGCATCCCCAAGGCGCGGTGTTGTCGTCTCACGAGGAGGTCGCCATGCGATCTGTTGAGTCGATGGATGACGCTGAGCTTGATGCCCGACTCACGCGCTTGTACCGACAGCACGCGTCCGCACCACAGGTGAACCGCGCTGGCTGGCACACGCTGATCTCTGCCGTACTCGATGAGCAGAAGGTTCGGCGTGATGCTTGGTTGGCTGAGGGTGCGCGGGTGTGAGTCAGTACCACAAGCGGATCGACGGACGCACGAGACAGCGCATCAACCGCGCCATCCTTGCAGCGTCTGACATCTGCCACCTGTGCGGTCACCCCGGTGCTGATGCTGTGGACCACGTCATCCCACTGTCGCGAGGTGGCAGCGAAGAGTTGAGCAACAAGAAGCCGGCACATCACGACGTCGAGTGCGAGACGTGTGGGCATCGTTGCAACCGCGACAAGGGTGCACGCATCATCGCGCCCGTCATGCCTCGGTCGTCGTCTCTGACTCGACCTCGAGGTGGGGGCCAGGCCCCTCCCCCGCCCGTTGCTACGGACCTACGGGGCTAGGGACTATCTCTCTCCGCATTTTTTCCACACAGGAGGTGGCTGCGATGACTGCTCGCAAGACCACTCTCCGCGCTGTTGGAGAAGGCGAATCCGTTCCCCCTAAGCCGCCATCGACGGTCACAGCCGCGGCCACCAAGGGGACCATGCGCGACCTCCTCGCCGCGATGCGCGACCGGGTCGCCAAGGACGTCGAGAACGAGAACACGCCCGCTCGAGACCTGGCTGCTCTGACCAAACGGCTGATGGAGATCGTGCGGGACATCGAGGCGATTGACGCCCGCGCCGAGCAGGAGGCCGACGAAGATGCCTCCGAAGTCGAAGACGGCGAGTTCAACGCCGCGTCTGTCTGAATACGCCCGCTCATTCGTCTATCCGGCTGGGATCAAGAAGACGGTTTGGCCTCGCGTTGAAGCCAAGGGCAAGGAACTTGGGCTTGGCTTCGACTGGTGGCAGTCACAACTCGGAACCGTATGTCTCGGGTACGGCGACGACGGGCAGTATGTCGCCACGGTCGGCGGTATTGGTCTTTCGATCCCCCGGCAGGTCGGAAAGACGTACTTCGTCTTGGCGATGCTCACCATTCTCTGCATCCTGTTTCCCGGATTGCAGGTCGTTTGGACGGCGCACCACCTCCGCACCTCCACCAAGACGTTCACGACCCTGCGCGGCATCTGCCGGCGCCCCAAGATCGCCCCGCACATCAAGTCGATGCGGTCGGCGAACGGTGAGCAGCAGGTCGAGTTCGCGAACGGTTCTACGATCATGTTCGGTGCGCGTTCGCAGGGCTTCGGCCGTGGCTTCGATGAGATCGACGTCGAGGTGTTCGACGAGGCGCAGATCCTCGACGCCAAGGCGCTCGAGGACATGATCGCAGCGACGAACCAGGCCCGTCATGAGCATGGCGCGCTGCTGTTCTTCATGGGCACGCCGCCGCGGCAAACCGACCCGTCTGAAGCCTTTTCGACTCGTCGAGCTGATGCCAAGTCTGGCGACTCAGACGATTCAATCTGGCTCGAGATTGGCGCACGACCCGACACTGACCCGGACGACCGGTCGCAGTGGCCGCTCATGAATCCTTCGTTCCCGAAGCGAACGCCGCTCACTTCGATCCTGCGTCTACGCAAGAACCTCAGCGACGAGGACTCGTGGAACCGCGAGGGGCGCGGAATCTGGGACGCCATCAGCAACAACGGCGTTATTCCCCCGCCGACATGGGCAGAGCAGGGCCAGGGGCACTCCCTAGCCGTCGACCGCTTCGCTCTCGGCGTCGAGTGCGGCCCGGACCTCGCGTGGGCGTCTGTCGCTTTCGCTGGCGAGCGCGCTGACGGCGATTGGCATCTTGAGCTAGACGAGGATCAGAACACGAAGGGCCGCGGGACAGCATGGCTAGTCCCGCACCTTGAGTACCTGCTGGCGAACAACTCGCAGATCCGCGCAGTCGTGGTTGATGTCGGCGGACCTGTCGCAGCCATGCTCGAGCAGCGTGCGAACTACCGCTGGTACTTCAAGGGCAGCAACATCGAGGCGACGCCCGTCAAGGTATCCGAGCTTGGTGTCGGGTGCGCGCAGGTACTCGACGGCATCATCTCAGGCTGGCTGCATCACATCGACCAGCCGCAGTTGAACGCCGCCGCACTGTCGGCCGGCAAGCGGCCCTTGGGTGACACGGGCATGTGGGTTTGGTCGCGCAAGATGGCCGAATCGGATATCACCCCCATCCAGGCGGGAACTCTGGCGCTGATTGGCGCGCAGAACACGATCGTTAGGACGCCGACCCTAGAGGTCGGCGGGCGGAGGGTGGTGACGTTCTGATGTCGGTTGGCACCCTTGAGACGATCGGCGTCCCGGACCTCACGCACCAGGAGCAGTCGTCGCTGGACGAGCTTGTGATGCAGTGGCGCGCCAAGCGTCCGCGCAACAACCTGCGGACGGCGTTCTACGACATGACCAACTCGGAGCGGTCGTTGATGAGCGGGCAGATCCCCGAGGTCATCCGTCGCCGCAAGTTCGTTCTGGGCTGGTCGGCCATCGCCGTCGACAAGCTGAACCGCCGCTGCAATCTTGACGACTTCTACGACGCGGGCGGTATTGATCTCGACTCGCTCGGGCTCGACGCCTACATCAAGGACAACCGCCTGGCGTCTGAGGTGTCGCAGGCTGGCGTCTCTTCACTCATCCACGCGGTGTCGTGGCTAGTGACGACCCAGGGCGACACGCAGTCCGGCGAGCCCGAAGTGTTGACGCTAGCGAAGGACGCCACCTCCGCCACAGGGATCTGGGATGTCCGTCGTCGCGCGTTGCGATCCTTCCTGTCCATCACGGATCTCGATGACGGCGGCGAGCCCACCGCGATGACCATGTACCTGCCGAACCTCAACATCATCATGACGAAGAAGATCGGCACTTGGACCGTTGAGCGTCGCGCGCACATCTACGGCGTGCCCGTCGATCCGATGCGCTACAAGCCTCGCCTTGGACGCCCGTTCGGTTCGTCGCGCATCTCCCGTGCGGTCATGTCGTTCCACATCCAGGCGCTGGCCGCGATGATCCGAGCCGATGTCAACGGCGAGGCGTATAGCCTTCCGCGTTACGTGATGCTCGGTGCTGGCGAAGAAGCGTTCAAGAACGCAGACGGGTCCCCCAAAGCCGCCTGGCAGGCCGCTTGGGACGCGGTCTGGGCGATCGGCGACGATCTCGCGTCCGCAACCGTCAATCCGTCGTTGGGCCGCGCAGACGTCAAGCAATTCCATGGCCAGTCTCCCGAGCCGCAGAACGCGCATCTCCGGATGCTCGCGCAGATGTTCTCAGGCGAGACCGGAATCCCGATTGGCGAGCTCGGCATCATCGGCGATGCGAACCCGACCAGTGCGGAGGCGCTCAAGACATCGCGCGACGACCTGATCTCCGAGGCGGAACGGACGACGGACGACTGGACCCCCGACCTGTCGTCGGCCGCGACCCGCGCCCTGACGATGCTCAATGCCGGCGACGTGCCCGACAATCTAGACATTCGGCCCGCCTGGCGCAGCCCGATGCACGAGTCGCGCGCACAGGCTGCGGATGCTGGCTCCAAAATCCTCGACAAGTCTCCGTGGCTCGCAGAGACCGACGTCGGACTCGAGCTTCTGGGCCTCACGCCCGATCAGATCCGGCGCGCGAAGGCTGAGCGGACGCGAGCCAATGGGCGCAACGTGCTGAACCAGATCGTCGAGCGCCGCAATGGCAACGCCTGACGAGGTCCGCACCGCACTGGGGGCCGTCACTGCCACCGCAGCCGGCGAACTGGCTGCTGCTGCGGAGCCAGCCGAGACCGCCGAGGACCTGCGGACGCTGCTGTTCTTAGCCGCCCCGATCATCGTCAGCGACTACTCGGACGGCGCTGCGGCGCTCGCTCTGGACTGGTACGAGGAACTGCGGGAGATCGCGGCCCCTCGCCGACCGTTCGCTCCTGAGCCGATCCGTCTTGTGACCGACGACTACGTGCGCTCGGTCATTGCGGCATCAACTGCGGCGCTGGCCGGAAACCCCGCGGGTGCGCCAACCGAAACCTTCGATGTGGCGCTCAGGCTGGTCGTCGACAGCATTCCCGAGATCGTCGCAGACGGCTTCCGGGACACCATCACGACCAACGCGATCAACGATCCTGCGTCGGCGGGCTGGAAGCGCTTCGCCCGCCCCGGCGCTTGCAAGTTCTGTTTGATGCTGGCGGCTAAGGGCGCGGTCTTCACGGAAAAGACTGCTCGGTTCGCAGCTCACGGCGCCGTCATGAACGGCAACCGCAAAGGCGGCGACTGTCGGTGCGTTGCCGGCCCAGAGTTCGGTAGCCCGGACGTCTGGGTGGAAGCGACGCCGATGCAGTACATGGCCTCGCAGCGCAACCGCACAGCGAAACAGAAGGCGAAGCTCCGCGAGTATCTCGCCGAGAACTTCGCCGACGCGCCCGGTTAGGCGCCCACGATCTCCCGTCACAAGACGGGCCTACGCCCACGCTCGGCGGTAACGAGCGGTCCCGAAGGAGCATCAGATGAGCGACGCAGCAACGAGCACGGACACGTCGAACACGGACGGCAATCAGACCAGCGGGCCCACGTCCACCGCTGGCGACGAGTTCAAGCCGATCACATCCCAGGACGACCTGAACAAAGTCGTCGCAGACCGAGTGCAGCGCGAGCGCGCCAAGTACGCGGACTACAAGGACGTGAAGACCAAGGCGGCCGAGTACGACAAGCTCGCCGAGGCCAACAAGTCGGAGATCGACAAGGCGATGGACCGGGTGACCAAGGCTGAGGCCGAAGTCGCTGCCGTCCCGTCCAAGGTCGCTGACGCGCTGCGTGCCCACCTCGTCGCCCTGCACGAGATCGACGCAGACGACGCGGAACTGTTCCTGACCGCGAACGACCCCGAACTCCTGCTCAAGCAGGTGTCCCGCCTGACAGGCAGGGAGTCCGAGCGAACGGCCGACCAGAAGAAGGTCGGCAATCACGTGCCCAACGAGGGCAAAAATCCATCTTCCGCCGACAACGGTGAGCGCCAAGTGGCGCGCGCGTTGTTCGGCGGCTCCTAACCGAAAGGATCACGGCAATGGCCGTTATCGGAACCGGCAACATCACCCTGCCCAAGAACATTGCCGATGGCATGTTCAAGAAGCCTCAGACCGGCTCTGCCGTCGTCGCCCTTTCGGGTGCCGAGCCGCAGAAGTTTGGCGAGGTCACCCACATGACCCTGACCGGCCGCCCCCGCGCGGAACTCGTCGGCGAGGCCGCGCAGAAGTCCAGTACCACCACGACCTTCGGAACCAAGGTCGTCACCCCGCACAAGTTCCAGGTGACGCAGCGGTTCAACCAGGAAGTCAAGTGGGCTGACGACGACTACCAGCTCGGCGTTCTTCGCACCCTCGCCGACGAGGGCGGCGAGGCTCTGGCCCGCGCGCTCGACCTCGGCGTCTTCCACGGCATCAACCCGCTGACCGGCGCCACCGCAGCTTCGATCGCCGCTGGTGATCGAATCGGGACCACGACCAACTCGGTCGAGATCACGACCGCGACCCTCACCACGCCCGATCTGGTCATCGAGCAGGCCGCTGGCCTCGTCATCGCTGACGGCTACATTCCCAACGGCATCGCGTTCGACCCCACCTACTCGTGGACGACCGCGACCGCCCGTTACGCAGACGGCCGCAAGAAGTACCCCGAGCTCGGCTTCGGCGCCAACGTCACTGCGTTCGAGGGCCTGTCGGCGTACTCCACCAGCACGGTCTCGGGCCTGCCCGAAATCGCGTCGAACAGCAACATCAAGGCCATCGTCGGCCAGTGGGACCTGCTGCGCTGGGGCGTCCAGGTGGCCGTGCCGGTCGAGCTGATCGAGTTCGGCGACCCGGACGGGCAGGGCGACCTCAAGCGTCAGAACCAGATCGCCCTGCGCCTGGAGGTCGTCTACGGCTGGGGAATCATGGATCTTGACGGCTTCGCGACCGTCAAGGACGCGGTGGCGAACGTCTGATGGGCACCTTTACCAGCCCCGCAGGCGTGACGTTCTCTGTCGATGACAGTAAGGACGACCGATACGGCGAAGGCTTCGAGCCTGTCGACGAGTCGAAGAAGACGCCGGCCAAGAAGGCAGCGTCCAGCAAGTCCGAGAAGTAGTCGAGAGGCGGTGCGGCCATGTACGTGACACCCGATGACATCGCGGTAGCACTAGGTCGCACCGCCCCCGACCCCGGCCAACCGGAGTATGAACAGTGGCTGGTGTGGATCAGCGACGCCGAGTTGCTGATCTCTGCACGCCTCGGCGACCTTGACCTGCTTGATGGGCCGAAGCTGAGCTACGTCATCCGCGAGGCGGTCGTCGCTCACATCCGCAACCCGGACGACGCCACACAGGTAGAAATCGCAGTCGATGATGCGCGCGCCTCGCGCACGTACAAGTCGAGCCGTGGTCGCGTCACCATCATCGACGAGTGGTGGAACCTCCTCAAACCATCCGACACCACGGGCGGCGCGTTCTCGTTCCGCCCGTCGAGCTACTGCGCATCGCACCTGCCCTGGTGTTCGCAGATGCTTGGCGCGTCCTATTGCTCGTGCGGCGTAGACATCGCGGGATACCCGATCTTTGAGTCGGACGAGCTCTGATGCTCGGCGACGACATCGCGTGGGCGCTCCCCGAACTTCGCCGCGCGGCCGAGTCGAACATGACGGACGCCTGCACCATCACCCGCCCCGACCCCAACGCGGACCCGGTCGAGATGGACCCAGAAACGGGCCAGTACCCCGAGTCAGCGCGCATCACGGTCTACGTGGGCAAGTGCCGCATCCAGGCAAAGTCGGTCATCGCGTCGGGTACTGATTCCAACGCGGGTGAGCGCGCGGGGACGACGCAGGAATTGGAGCTGCAACTCCCTGTCGCCGGCACTGAGGGCGTGTCTGTTGATGACGTGGTCGAGGTGACTGCGGCTGTCATGGACTCGTCGCTGGTCGGCCGCATCTACACGGTCACTGCGCCGCATGAGAAGTCGCAGGCCACCGCGCGCCGGCTGAGGATCGAGAGGACGACGTCGTGAGTATCGAGTTCGACTCCTCCGAGGTCAAGCGGCTCGCCCTGGACTTGTCTGGCGCCCCCGGTCGGATCCAGCGCCGCGCACCCAAGACTCTCCGCAAGGGCGCGTTCGACGTGAAGCAGCGGCTCCGTCGTGACGCTGAGGGACACGCCTACCTTCCCGGCCTGGCTGCGAAGGCGGCGTACAGCGAGTTCACGCCGCTCTCCTACGAGATCGGCTTCGACAAAGGCTCAACCGGGTCGCTTGGCAACGTCGCTGTTTACGGCACGTCGAACAACGCGCCGATCATGTCCAGTCCCGCCGATCACCTTCGGCTTGAGCTGCCGACGATTCTGCGCCACCTTGCAGACGACGGCGAAGAGTCTGTGCTCGGTGATGGCAAGTGACAGCCGACGTCGACGTCCTCGCCAAGCTAGACGCCTCCCCCACGCTAGTCGTCGTCGCTGAGGGTAAGACGGGTGGGATGAACTCGGTCTATCGGGGTTTCCCGGCTGTCGATACGACGGTGAAGGTCATCACGCTCGCGTTGCCGTACTTGGTCTACGTGACCTCGCCCGGCTACGACCGCGACGAACGGTTTAGCGGTTCCGTGAGCGGGCGCGTGCTCGACTTCCAGCTAACCGGTGTCGGGCAGTCCGAGACGCAGGCCAAGTGGATTCTCGACCAGGCGCGCACGGTCCTGAACCGCAAACGCCTGAACGGGTCGCTCATCAAGCGGTCGGACGACAACCAGTTCGTGCGCCGCGATGACGACTACACGCGATCTGGCGGGCTCCCGATCTTCTTCGGGGTCGACCGCTACTCCGTAGCGGTTTAAACCACGTCCCACTGCATCTTGCAGTTGCCGCACGTCAACTGACGTGCCAACTCTTTGCGCGACAGGCCGGTAGCGGCTGCAGACAGGCCGCCTGTGAGTACCGCGCCCGCGGCCTTGCCGCCGCTAATCCCCGTCTTGCGGTCAAGAAGTCGGATCGTCACATGCCCACGCTGCTGGCAATGCGGGCACACGATTTGGCCCGCTCCTACGTTCGCTTGAGCACCGCGCGACTCGCTGGCCTTCTTCCCCACAAAGAAGAAGCCGACCACTCCCAGGATCACTAGAACCGTTGTCATCCCCGCACCCTACGCCCAAGGAGTCACCGTGTCTGACGATCATCCGTTCGTCCGTGTCAAGGACCCCATCTTCGGCCACTTCAGTACCCGCAAGCCGGGTGTCTGGAAGGACGCCGAGGTCACCGACGATCCCGCTGTGGACGTCAACGGCAAGCCACTTCCGGCCAAGCCCCGAGTCTCCGTAGCCAAGAAGGCCGCGGCCAGCAAGACCTCCACTAACGGCGACGAGCACGCCACTACGCCCGAGAGGGGCAATGCATCATGACAGTCTCGATCCCGGACAGCGTGCTGGCCGAAGGAAACGTGAAGGTGGTTTTCGTTCCGACGCTTGCCACCGTCTCCGCCGTGACGCTGAACGCTGGCGTCGACATCTCGTGCTACCTGATGGCCGACTGGGATGGACCGACCGCGGCGCAGAACACAGGCGAGTCGCGGCGCTTCTGCTCCCGCGAGTCCTTCCAGCGCCTGGGCCGTACCACGTGGACCATCGCCCCTTTGGTCTACACCTACGGGCCTCAGGATGACGCGGGCGACATCAACGCCGCTCGTGAAGCTCTCGCCGAAGGCACGGAAGGCTTCCTCGTCGTCGGCTTCGGCATCGAGCCCTCCGCGGACTTCGCTGCGACCGACATCGTCGACATTTTCCCGGTCGAAGCTGGCGTGCAGGTCAAGAACCCGCGCGGCGCCGATGAGTTCGCCCCGTTGACGATCACGCAGACCCTCGCCGTTACGAACCTGGTTCGCCAGGACGTCGCGGTCGTCGCCTGATCCCACGATCGCGGGCGGCGGCTTTGCTCGAGGCCGCCGCCCGCTTCTGCACCCATCGAGCATTCGAGCATCGAGCGAAGGACACCTTATGCCAAAGATCAGCCATCGACGATCCGCAATTGTTGAACTCGCACAGGGTGACGACGTCGCAGCGCTCAAGGCGCTCCGCGAGGAAATGGCGGAGATCAACGCTCTTGAGGTGGCGTCTGGAACTCGGTTCGGGGGCAAGTCGGGAGTTCCTGCAAAGGCCCGCGAGTTCGACAAGCTAAAGGCGAAGGCAAAAGCCGACGCAGCCAAGGTCGCGGTCTACGAGATCGCGTACAGCGACTACGGCCCATTGCAGGACCTCCACCCGCCGCGCGACGACGACGCGACCGACAAGCGAGTCGGGTACAACCGAAAGACGTTCCCGGCTGCGCTGATGAAGGTCTCGCTCGTCGAGCCTGATACGGCGACAGACCTCGACGACCTCATCGCGAAGGGCGAGGCGGCTTTCGCGGAGCTGGGCGGCCTCTCGCAGATGCACTACACGAAGCTGATGAACGAGGCTTGGGAAGTGCACATGGGTGACGACAAGATCCCTTTCTACTCAGCAGAGTCGCTGGTCAAACAACTGAGGGACCCCGACTCCGCGCAGCGGCCAGATTCGCAGTAAGCCCGTGGGTCTTTGACGGTGGCGACACCGTTGAGACCCACGAGCACTTCGATGAGAACGGAACGCTGACCGGAACCACCAGGGTCACCAAGCATTCCGAGTGGGACGAGTACACGAGGTCACGCGCCTTTGCGCTCATGGCCTACGAGTCGCAGCAGTGCCCCGGCTGCAGGAACTTCGGAACACTCGTGCCGCTCGACTCGGACCTGCGGCACGTCACGTGGGCTCAGCACGAGGGCCGAAAGGTCGAGGTCCGGCAGATGAGGTGCGTCGCGTGCGGCGCGGCCGATCTGGTGAAGAGGGACGCGGCCGAGAAGCACAAAGACGACAAGCCGACGACGGGTCATGCCGCGTGGGGCGATGGCCGCATGTTTGCGGCTGTACCGCTAATCGAGGACGAGGAGGGCTGACCGGATGGTCTCAGACCGGACAGTGATGACTCGCCTCAAGGCCGACATCTCGGACTTTCAGCGGGGGATGCTCGCGGCCTCGGCGAGCGCGAAGGCTTTCACCAAGGAACTCGACACCTCGACCGACCGCTCGACGATGCTCACCCAGTCGCTGCTGGCGGTTGGTCCGGCCCTGGTCCCGATCAGCGCCGCTGCCATCCCGGCTATCTCGGGCCTGACGAATCAGCTTGGATTCGCAGTGGCGGGCGCGGGCGCTGCGGTGCTCGCGTTCCAAGGCGTCGGCGACGCCTTGCAGGCGACGAATGACTACGCCCTGGAGCCGACCGAAGCCAATTTGGCCAAGATGCGCGAGTCGCTGGCGGAGCTAGGACCCGCTGGGCGCGAGTTTGTGTCGTTCCTCCAGGAAGTCCGGCCCCACCTCCAAGGACTCCAGGATGCCGCGCAGGCCGGGCTGTTCCCTGGCATGGAGGACGGCATCGAGAGCCTCCTGACGCGCCTTCCGCAGGTGGAGCGGATCGTCGGTGAGGTGTCGGGCGCCATCGGTGACCTGATGGCCGAGGCTGGCGACAACCTGGCCGATCCTCGCTGGGACGAGTTCTTCACGTTCATTGAGAACGAGGCACGCACCACCCTCACGGACCTCGGTCACACGATCGGCAACCTCGGCGAGGGTTTCGCAAACCTGTGGATGGCATTCGACCCGCTGTCGGACAACTTCAGCCAATCGTTCCTCCAGATGTCCCGCGACTTCGCCAAGTGGACTGACGGACTCGACCAGACCGAGGGGTTCCAGGAGTTCGTCGCATACATCGAGCGCGTCGGCCCGAAGGCTTGGGACACACTCGGCGCGCTTGGTAACGCCCTTCTCCAAGTTGTTGAGGCCGCTGCTCCCGTGGGCGAAGTCGCATTGCCGGTCATCGAAGCCGTAGCCGATGTCCTCGCGATGGTGGCAGGTTCGCCGGCAGGACCAGTGCTGATCGGTGCTGCGGCTGGCATCTCGGCGCTGTCTCGCGCTGTCTCTCTCTACAACGTGGCGAACGGCGCCGCGCTGACAGGGACACTCGAGAAGCTCGGCGGCAAGGGGGCGGTCTTCCGATCCGCCGCAGCCGGCGCCGGCATCCTCGCGCTGTCCATGACCGATCTTGACGAGAAGATGGGCGTCAGCAACACGCTGATGGGCGCGATGGCGGGTTCAGTCATTCCCGGCTGGGGTACCGCAATCGGAGCGGCCGCGGGTCTCATGCTGGACCTGTCCTCGCAGACGGGCCGTGGCGCTGAGGCGCTGGCGGCCTTCCAGGAAGCGTTTGACGGGGCCACGACTTTAGAACAGCAGGAGTCGGTCATCTCCTCCCTGGAAGAGCGCATCAGCGCCCTCAAGGATCTGGATCTGGGTATTCTGAATGGCGACATTCAGGACCAGGTCGGCGCACTGTCCGAGGCCCTTTCTGAGATGACCGGTCAGCATCGGGATGCTGACCGAGCCGCGCAGGACCAAAGATTCGCAGAGGCTGGCCTCGGCGACCAGATGGCGGGCACGACACAGTCGGCTCGCGATCAGACGGACGCGCTACTGACGCTTCTCGACGCCCGTAGGCGAGCCACCGAGGAAGCTCTGTCGTCTCGCGATGCTGAGCGCGCCTACGAAGCGGCGATTGACGACGCCGCGGAGTCCATCAAGCAAAACGGCCAGACCCTAGACGACGGCACCCCAAAGGGCCGGGCCAACGCGGCGGCGATCGACGGAATGATCCGGGCTTGGAATGAGCTGGATGCCGCCAGTCGCGAATCGAAGGGCGGCCTGTCGGCAGCGATCAACGAGGTGGTGCGCGCCGCCGAGAGCGCTGGGGCGAGCAAGCCGGAGATCGATGCTTTCGTCAGGTCGCTGGACACAATCGCGCCCCCTCCCCCGATAGCCATCACGGTTTCAGGCGTTCAGGCTGGCATCGACGCTGCAACCCGTCTTGGCATTGCTCTGAGCAACCTCCACGACAAGTCGATCACGATCACAACGAACCGGGTCGGCTCGTCTCCGGGCGGCACGGGGACTACTAAGAGCGGCTATACCGGCATGCGTGTGCCGAACGGCTATGCGGACGGCGGCCGCATCCCCGGCACCCCACCGAGCGATCCGACCGAGGACAACGTCTTCGCGATGACGGCCAAGGGCAATCCCCTGATGCTCCGCTCCCGCGAGTGGATCATCAACGAGCCCCAGTCGGACAAGAACGACCGTTGGCTGCGTGCGATCAACAACGGCCTGAACCTGGATGACCTGTTCGGCCCGATGACGATTCCCGGTTTCGCGTCGGGTGGCCGGTATGACGACTTCAAGGCCCTGACCCGTTCTTCGAAGCTGGATCTTGCGCGCCAGGAGCAGCAGATCATCGACATTACGAAGTCGCTGAAGGAGAAGGAGACGGTCGGGAAGGGCAAGAACAAGCACACGCGCCTTGCCCTTCGCGGTCACGCCCGCGAGGTCGCCGAGCTGGAGTTGAAAGAGGCCAAGGCCGAGCTGGCGAAGATGAAGCGCGAGAACGCCGCGCTGAGGAACTACGGCACCGAGGGTGATGAAGAGCGCCTCAATGATGCCGAGGAGTTGCGCAAGAGCAACGAGCAGAAGGCGATTGACGAGGCTGAGCGCGTCGTCAAGGAGGCCGCCGACCGGTTCACCTCCACCAAGTCTTCGGCAGCCCAACTGTTCGAGATCGGCACCGCAACCTCGGCCGCAGCGGTTGATCGCAACCTGAACCGTCTGCTGGCTGATTCGTCCACGTTCCTCGGCTTGCTGGGTGACTTGAAGTCGAAGAACGCGTCTCCGTGGTTGTTGGGCGAGCTGGTGAAGGCTGGTCCGACGCCGGGTGCGATCAAGTTGGCGCGGCAGTACAACACCGATCAGAACGCGCTGAACAGCATCAACGCCCGCGCCTCCCAGATCGACCAGTACACGAACGCCTACGCCGGCCTGGTGGGCAACTCCGCGTTCATGGCTCCGGGCGCGTGGAACTCGGGCGTCTCGTCCGCATCCCAGGCACCTGTTACCGCGTCACTCGTAGGCGCAGAGGTGTCGGTCGGCCAGGACGGCCTGCTGCGATTCGTGAAGGGGCAGATCGTGGTCGCGCAGAACGACATGGCGATCGAAGCGAGGAACACGATATGACCTTCACGGTGACCCCGCAGCCGGACAACGTCCCCCCTCGTGTCCGCATCGATATCGACACTGACGATCCGGCGAAGCCGTTCATGTCGCTCAGCATCATGCGGGATGGCAAGCCGTTGCGCGAGCAGCCTTACGTGGGATCTTCGCGCACTGTCGTGTTTGATTACGAGGCGCCGTTCGGCGTTCCGGTGACGTACACGGCAGCCGGCATGTCATCCGATTATGCGACCGTGATGAGTGAGTTCTGGACGAACCTCGCTGCTTGGTCGACGAGCATCGGCTCGCCCGGAGTCACGGGTGGCCGGTTCTACTCCCCGTCCGGCGCTGACGCCGAAGTGGTCCGCGTTGGACCGCTCCTCGCTGCTGGTCGGTTGACGGTCGGTCCTGCAATGTTCGCGAACTCGTCGGTGACGCTTGCGACAGCGGGCGGCGTGCCGCTCGTTGTCGCGGTGCCGAGCACGGGTGTCCCCCGCTTCTCCTACGGTGGTCCATTCGTGTCGTTCGATTACGGCTCGGGCGAGGCGGTCGTGACGTTCGATAGCGGCAGCGCGACCGTCACGACCGCCAACGGATCATGGACGGCGCCCCGTGTGGCGTCCTCGGCTACTTCGCCGATGCTCCGGGTGCGCGCTTACAGTTCGGGGGGCCGAGTTCCCAGTTTGACCCTCGCCCAGCTCGGCGCGGGCGCGACCCCGTTCACTGCCACCGCGACAACCACTCTAGATGTTGCCGATGTGTGGCTGATTCACCCTTCGCAACCGGCGCTGTCGTGCCAGATCGACCCCGGACCGGGAGGAGACCGTTCCCTGCGATTCATTGAGGCGTCTTCGGGCGAGGCGCGGGCATCGCAGGCGCAATCGACCATCCACCGCCCCGTTGGGCGGCGTCGTGCCGTGGTCATCACTTCGGGACCGCGTGCCGCTGATGAATGGACGCTCGTGGTCGGCGCGCCCACGATTGCGCAGAAGAACGCCGTGCGAACGATCGTGGACGATCAGTCACCGCTTCTGTTGCGCTCTCCGGTCGATTTCGTGAGTGATCTCCCTGATGATTGGTATGCGGTTGGCGATGTGACTGTGCAGCGCCTCGAGGTTCCGGTCATCACCGAAGAAACTCTCATCACGCTACCGCTGACCCCCGTCGATGAGCCCATCGTGCGACAGGGCGCGTTGTGGACCTATGGCGCCGACCTGCTGCCGAATCCGATCTACTCCGATTCGCGGACGATGTTCCCGACGTATCTGGATCGTTTGATGGGTGAGCAATGAGGCCGGTCAGCGAGCGATTTAAGGCCGCTTTGGGTGTTTCGCACAAGCGGGCGTCCAGGATTACATGCACGGTTCCTGGCGGGGAACCGGTTGAATTGCGGTGGACGGCCGGCAGCGTATCGTCGTCGAACTCGACAGGGGTGCGCTACCAGGCGTCACTGACCCTAGCGCCGACTTATGGGTTTGACACCTACGCGCTGGTTTCCACTCCGGGAGCAATTTTCACGATCGAGCACGGCATCGACTACGGCGCTGGCGTTGTCGAGCTGATCGGTTGTGGCGTCTACGAGGCGGCGAAGGGTGCTGTCGACTTGGGCGGCGGCGATGTGGCGATCAGCCTCGTAGACCTTTGGCAGCGGGTGGAGCGATGCCGATTCCTATCGCCGTATTACCCCGCGTCGGGCAATCGTTCGGTGAAGATCGCCGAAGCCGTAACCGACGCAATGCCGGGAGTCGCCCTAGCTGGCACGGCTGACGGCGGTGTGTACGAGCAGGGCGACAGCCTGTGGGATCGAGATCGAACGAAATTCATCAACGACATGGCGACTGACGGTTCGCTGGATGCTGCGTTCGACGCGTCGGGCGCTTTCCGCATCCGACCCCAGCCGATACTCGACCCAGCCGCTGCGGTGTGGACGTTCCGCACGGGGTTGGCGGCGAATATTCTCGCCGCGGACCGCGAGCGTCCATTTGACCGGTTGTACAACACGGTTGTCATGGAGCCGCTTGATGCCACGCAGTCATGGGATCGGCAGGTCATCATCCTGTCTGACCCGGACCACCCGCGTCATCCAGACAAGATCGGGACTGTCCCATTTTTCTACAAGTCGCCCACGCTGGACACGCCCGAGCAGGTCACCGCTGCTGGCGTGACGATCATGCAACGCGTACTGGGGACGACGGAGACGGTGAACGTCAGCGCGTTGGGCAACCCGGCGCTCGAGGTCGGCGATGTCGTGACGCTGATTCATGCCGCGACTGAAACGGCCCCCGGGTTCATGGCGACCCACATTATCGATTCGTTCCAGATGGATCTACGAACAGGGTCGATGTCGTTGGCGACCCGCTCAACGGCCCTGGCGGACGTAGAGGAGTCCTGACATGTCCCTGGTGACGGAAATCCTCGGGCGCATCCCGCCGCGCCCTACGCGGCTGGTGACGGTGACATGTGTGTCGGTAACGCCTTTCACGGTTTACCTCGACGGCGATTCGTCGACCGCGGTTCCCGCCCGCATTCAGGCCGGGTCGACGTTCGACTCCGGCGACTCCGGGTGGGCCAACTGGACGGCGCCGTCGCTGCCGATCTGTTTCAAGACGACCTAGGAGCAACATGCCAACCACCTCCCACGGACTGCCCTACCCGGTGCTGTCCGACGACAACAACCCGCCCGAAGACATCCAGGCGCTGGCCCAGGGCGTCGACGCGGCATATGGCGGCAGCGTGGCAAACGCTGGCGATCTGCCCGCTTCGGGCGCGTTCCCCGGCCAGCGTGTATGGCTGGTCGATGTCAAGGGTTTCGCGGTCTGGAACGGCACGACTTGGGTGGCGGACACCAATCCTGTGAACCTGGCGCCCGCGAGTGGGTGGACGCTTGGCGGCCTCGGCATGCACTACTCGCGCCGGGGCTCGGTCGGCTTCCTCTTCGCCCACCTGGAGCGGGCATCGTATTCCGCCTCCACACTCGTGGGCACCCTTCCTCCCGGGGTCCGCCCGACGCGGGCCATCCTCGCGACGGCGAAAGCCGGTACCGCGTCTGTGGCGGTGGTCATCAACACAGACGGGACTGTCGTGACCGGCGATCCCGGCACTTCCGGCCTCGTTTGTTCAGTGTCATTCCCGCTCGCCTGACCGAAATTCACCCCAGGAGTCCACATGGCTTTTCCCGCTGGCGTCATCACGCGCCCGGTTACGTTCGGTCCCGCGTTCGAGCTTGAAGACGGCGACGTCGCAGGCATGACGGTCGCGTTCAAGGCGACCCGTCCTGGCGTGCTGTGGATGGAGACCGGTTCGCCGGCCGTGTCGGTGGCGATCACCCGCAACGCCAACGATGGTGTTGAGCAGACCGTTTGGTTGCCGGTGACCGATCAGGCGGGCTGGGGCGACGGTGACGGCAACGAGATCGTCCCCGGTGAGGATGGGCACGTCTTCCTGTATTCCGTGTCGATCGTGTTCACGCAGGACGGCCGCACGATCCCTGGCGCACAGCCGCGGTCCAAGACGATCGCGATCCCGACCGGCGATTTGTCCCCGTTGGATCTGGACAAGATCATTCCGCTCACATCGCCTGGTGGCACCGTTGTGTCGGTGCCTGACATCTGGTCGGGCCAGGTCGCAGCGGCTGAGGCTGCTGCGTTGGCGGCCCAGGCTGCGGTCATCGACTCTGCGGAGTTCGTCGGCGGCGAGCTGGCGGACCCGGCGAGCCCGGCGCGGGAGGTCCTCGACCCGCTTCTTACTGCCAAGCAACTGGCGGGCCTGACATTGCCAGGTGACCAGCGTGATGCCGCTGACGCGCGCGTGCGCACGGTCGGTGACGCCCGGTTCGCCCGGCCCATGTCCAACCTGTCTGTGTCGCTCGGTGACTCGACCGTCGCGTACAACGGCATCGGCTCCCCGAGCGCGATGGGCGACAACTGGTTCAACCAGCTCTGCGCCCTGTCGAACGGGCGCATCCTCAACGGCGGCAAGTTCGCCACCGGGGGTTTCA